CCAGGTTCGCGCCGCCGGTGTTCCGGTCAGTCATGTTCGGCACGTCAGGCTCCTACCTGGCCGGTGAAACTGATCGTCAGCGGACGGCACGCCTCACCGGTTTCGTTCGCAGCGTCGCCGCAGTGATGATCCTCGGTGCAGCAATCGCATTGCAGGCTGCGGTGAGGGTCGCTGCCGTCGCTGGTGATAACTGACTTGCCGCAGCTATTGCACTGGATATGCCACACGTCACTTCTCCTGCCGGACGACACCGAACGTGACACCCCGCGGGGTCCGCAGCGTGATCGGGGAGAACACCCCGTCGTGGATCAGCGGCCGCAGGAACCGGAACGTCACATGCTGCGGACCCGTGTCATGCACCCCGGCGATGGCGCCGTCCGCGAAATACGGCCGGAACCGCAGCAGTTCCAGATGCCGGATCCCCGGCTCGGAGTCAAGCCACGCGAACCCGACCTCGCCGGGCGGTTTCCACGTCAGCGAATCAGCATGGACCACCGTCACCGGCAGGCCCTCGCACCGCTCTGCGGCTTTCTGCGCCATCGCCTCGTCAGCCTCGAGCGACCACAGGTGCCCGTGACCGTTCCGCTGCAGCGCACGGCCGATGGCCTCGGTGGTCTGGCCGCTGTTAGACCCAGTCTCGACAACGAGTTCAGGCTGGATGGCGCGGACGAACGCGGCGACGAGCTCGGTGACCTCATGTTCGGTGGCCTGTGCATCGTCGGCGTGCCAGTGCTCAGGGTGCTCGCACCACGGCGACGGTGCCGTGAATCTGTCCTCGCTGGTCACGCCGGCACTTCCTCGGCGGCGACGCTGGCGGGGATTTTTCCGGCGTCGGCGTCCATCATGTCGGCCAGGTGCCCGAGTTGCTCAGGGGTCATGTCCTGCGGCGCGCCGTCCGGCCACGTCACGTTCAGTTCGACGCGGCGGCCGAACACCTTGCCTTCAGTCTTGCCGCGCAGCAGCGACGGCACGTCACCGAACTGCTCAGCGTCATAATCGTTCTCAGACAGCCAGATCCGTTTCGCGTGTGACGTGATCACGCCCGTGTGGACATGCACCGGGATCCCGACCGCTCCGGCGCGGGCGCAGAACGACAGATCCTCGCCGATCAGCTGCCCTGTCATCGGGTTCGGTGCCATGTCATACCAGCACGGCCCGTACTTCGCGGCGATCTTAGAGAACACGGTGCGGTGGATCAGCACCGCCGCCGACCCCGTACCCGCGCAGCGGACCACCGTGTTCTTCGGGTAATCCCAGCGGATCAGGAACCCTTCGCCGTTCGCGAGCTGCGCCCAGTCGAAAATCGTCGGCACGGCGCGGCACCGCCAGCCGCCCATCCCGTCCGGCTCGGTTTCGCGTTGCGTGAAGCACAACGCGCCGACAATGGGTCGTTCTACCGGGTCGGCGGCTTCGATGAGCAGTTCGCACAGGTCGGCGGGGAACCCCATGTCCGTGTCGAGCCACAGCAGCCATTCGGCGTCGTTCCCGGCGAGGAACGTCTCCACCGCCTTGTTGCGGGCCGCGACGAGACCGTCAGCGCCGTATTTCATGGCGATGTACCCGCCGCGCATGATCCGGGCGTCGTGCGCGAGGTCATGGCCGATCATCGCTGTCATGCAGTGATGCCATGAGTAGGCGACGTCGGCGCCGTGGACGTAGGCGAGCGCGACCGCGGCGCCCGGTTCGGCGGGGCCGCTCACGCGACCGCCTGCGCCCGGGGACGGCCCCGCCGGGGTGCGGGCTGCTCATCCTCATCAGGCGGTACCGACAGGCACGCCGGCGGCTCAGCGGGGTTGGAGTACGTCAGCCCGTACCGGCAGTCAGTCGTGAACAGGTCCGGCCGCGCGGCCACGATCGGGTCATCGGCCAGGTAATGCGCGCCCGCGCGGACGATATACGGGTACCCGAGTTCACGGGTGTCGGAGGTCGCCTTCGCGAACACGTGCGGCAGGTTCACTTGAACCCCAGGTCCGCGAGACGCTTTTCGGCGTCCTTCAGCGCGTCCGGGTCCTCGTTGCGGCGCGCGACCTCGATCTCAGCGAGGATCTGGTGAACGGCCGGGTCACCTGATTCGGATGCCTTCGCCAGCGCGGGCGCCGGACGGGACGCGGACCGCTTCTCACCGGGTGCAGCCGATGCGGCTTCGACGTTCTTGTCTGCCATGTGGTTGTCCTCCTGTCAGGTCACGGGGGCCGGGAACTCGGCAGTACCGGCCCCCGTGACGTTGTCAGACGTTGGTCAGCAGCCTGAACCCGAGGTCGTTCGCGCTGCCGCCGCCGATGCGGCTGTACGCGAACCAGCCGCGGGAACCGGTCGGCCGGTGGTTCGTGCCGACCAGGTTCTGGATGAGCTCGACCGACATGCCGCCCCTGCGGGCGATCACGTAGTTCGAGAAGTCCCCGACGACCGCGAGACCGATCGTGGCCGTGGTCGACGTGGTGGTGTCCGGCATGTACGGCGACTCGTAGACGCCGCGGCGGAACAGCGAGTCAGCCCACTCATCGGGCAGGTTCACCGTGTACGCGTGGTACACGTTCGCCGTGCCCAGCTGGCGGATCGAATCGTTCGTCGCCACAGACATCAGCCACGACGCCTTCCTGCGGAAACGCTGCGGCAGCGCCTGCCACACCTTGTACGGGTCCGCGGCACCGAGCGAACCGCCGGTGGTCAGCGCCACCCGCACGTTCGTGTTCGCCGACAGCGCGGTCAGGATGCCGTTCGGCTCACCCGAGCCGGTGCCGGCGCCGCGGGTCAGCTTGTCGACCAGCAGTTCGTCATAGCCGGACGCCAGAAGGGTCTGCATCTCGTTGGCGAACCCCGGGTAGTCCTGCCCGACCTCGATGCTGTACGGGATGAACCCGCGGGCCATGAACACCGGGACAGTGGGCTGCGCCAGCGTCGCCGTGTCGTCGGAAACTTCCGACGCTTCCGCGTCGAACGACCACGTGACACCGGCCGACGAGACGCCCTTCCACTGGTTGGTGTTGACGTCGACCTGACGGGCCAGCGTCAGGAACGGGTTATCCGTCCCCTGCGCCGTCATGATGATCGACGGGTCGATGAACACCGGGATCCCGAATCCGCCGGAGGTGTTCGTGCCCTCGGACGCGGCCCGGTACTCGGCGTAGGAACGCATCGCGTTCCGCTCCTCGTCGGACAGGGTCGCGGCGGCGTGCGGGTCAGTGACCAGCTTCTGCCACGCCGACCGGTACGCGTCGTTCTCGGTGACGAGGATCCGGCGGGCGATGTCGGTGGACTTGCGGATCTGCCGTTCGACGTGGTCCTTCTCATCGCTGCGCAGATGCCCGGCCGCGCCGCGGTCATCCAGGGTCCGCAGCGCCCGGTCGCGGGCCTCAGGCACCGACAGGCCGCGGATGGAACCGAACGGGTCGTCAGTGCGGTACGCGGTCGCGGCGATGGCCTGCACGACAGCCTTCGGGCGGCGGCCGAGCACCTCGCGGACAGCGCGGTCCTCATCGATCCGTGCGACCGCCAGCTCGCGGAGCTTCAGCCCGTACGCGAATGCTTTCTGCTCCTCGGGCGTCTTGTCGCGGATCTCGCCTTCGTCGGTCTGGTGGATCGACCGGAGCTGCGCGTCCAGGACGGTCACGAACTGCTCGAGTTCGACGGCGGTCTTGCCGCGCAGCTCATCCGGGTACGCGCCGGACGGAAGCTCTTCGACGTCCTTGTTCCGCAGTTCGGGGATGATGTCGGGGGTGCCAGTGCTGTCGTTCATAGCTTTACTCCTGGTATGCCGAGCAGGGCGAGGATCTCGCCGTCGGCGCGGTAACGGTCTCTGAGGGTTTGCTGCGCGCCGTTTCCTGGCGTGCCGCGTTCCCGGTCGCTCGCCGTCCTGGCACCCGCCGCGGACCGCCCGATAACCGGAAGCTTGTCAAGCGCCGACCTGACCCCTGCCGTGGTCGGCTCATAGGCCGGGAACACCACCGGCCCGAGTTCGGGGACGCTGAGGTCACGCAGGGTCCGCAACTGGACATCGCCGGCGCGGTCCTCCCATGTGTGGCCCTGGTCGCCGTTCACGTAGAACCGGAACGACATCCCGTCGATGGCCTGCTCGCGGATCGCGTCACGGACGGGCTGGATCAGCCAGTTATCGGTCAGCCTGGCCTCGATCCACAGGCCCCGCGCATCCTCGCGGGCCTGGCTGATCCGGCCGAGCGGCATCGACCCGATGAGCGGGTGCTTGCCGTGGTCGAACATCAGCTTCGGGTACCTGCGGCCGTCAGTGACCGACCGGAACGCGCCCGGCGCGATCTCTTCATCGAAGTCGCCGACCTCGTCAGTGATGCGGGTCCGGTGCCCGAACACGGCGGCGTAGCCCTCGAACGTCAGCCCGTCATCTTCGGGACGCGATGACTCGATGTCGAACGGGACGGTGCGGTACTCGCCGCCCGGCTCCGCGGAGTTGGAGCCGCCGGCATCGATCCCGAACTTCTTGCACGCCGCCATGATCCGCGCCTTGACCTCAGACAGGGTGACGCCGTTCATCGGGTACTGCGCGGCGTTCTTCGGCATGTTGATATACGACCAGGCCGCCCGGGCATGATCGGCCGTATCTATCGGGTACTTGCCGTTCTTCGGGTCGGCGTACGTCACGTTCCCGTACGGCTTCGGCGCGGCCCTGTCGGTACCTGTCATGCCGGCATCCTTTTTCTCCATGGCGGCGTGCGTTGCCGGATAGAACCCGAGCGCAGCGTGATGCGCCAGGTTGCAGTAGCCCTTCGGGTCACGGATGTACTTCCCGAGTTCGAGAACGCACCGGTCGAAATCACCAGGCGCACCCCACCGGATCTTCGCGGCACCTTCGCCGTGAACCCAGTACTCATGCAGCCGCTCCGTGCCGGACGGGTTCGTCACCATCCCCGCAGCCCGCCACGCTTCGGCCATCGAAGCCATCAGGTCGCCCATCACTGCCCCGCAGGAGGCGGGATCGCGGCGGGCGGCTTCGCAGGCGGGACCGCGGCGCCGGTGGGATGCGTCGGGCTGTCAGCACCCGGTTCCGGGTGCCGCGCCGATTCCTGACCCGGCGTCCACAACTGCACCGACACCAGGCCGGAATGCTGCAGCTGGGTGATGTCCTGCCCGTTCACCGCGGCAACCGACGACTCGGGAGTGAACCCTTCCCGGACATAATTCATGATCGTCACCGACTTGACCTGCTCGATTTCGGCTGCATCGCGGGCGTCTTCCCGCAGCACCGGCATGTCTGTCGTGTCGAACCACAGTTCCGCATCCGGCGGGACCGTCAGCAGCGGTGCCAGCGACTGCGCCAGGTTCTGCAGCGTCGGGAAAATCCACGAATCGGCGAACATCCGCCGCGCGGCCGCGAAGTTCCCCGCATTCAGCGACGACCCGGCCAGGCCCTCGCTGATGCCGAGCAGCACCGCCGGAACCCGTGACAGCACCGAAATACGGGTCTCGCCGGCTCCCTGCACTGCCCGGAAGTCAGCTTGCTGCATGTCCGCGCCGATGACGGTAGCGTCCGCGCCCGCGGTCAGGTACAGCGTCTTGTATGCGTTGACGACGCCGGTGTGCCCGTCCTCGAGCATCCCGACGATCTCGTCGAACTGGTCCTTCGTCGCCGCCGTGATCCCCTTGACGACAAGGTTCGGCGACGCGCCGTTCTCGAAGAACTTGATTTTGTGCATGTCGGCGAGCATGTCGCCCTGGATCGCGCGCACCGCCGGGGTGATCCACGACATCCCCAGCCCGGCGGCCTGCGGGTCAGGCAGCGGCGCCCAGTGCGCCACCGACGACACCGGCAGGGTCTCGACGGGCGCCTTGTTCCACGGCTTGATGCCGCCGTTCTGGTAGATGTAGCCGATGATCTCGCCGTCCAGAGCCAGCGCCGGGTCATCCGGTTCCCGCTGGCTGCCGTACACGATCGCGGTGAAATCCGGGCGCAGCACCCGCAGCCTGCCGCCCTGCTGCCAGTTCGTCACATACGAGTTCCCGGCCAGCCCGGCATGCCATTCCATTTTCGCGACCATGTCACCGGTCGTCCCGTTCGGCCACGGCCGCTCGAGGAGTTGCAGCGACGACGTCCCGAACGTCCTGCGCGGCGTCCGCGGATGCCACGGCGGGTTCCGGAAAATGAACCGCACCTGCGACAACACCAGCGCCCGCACCATCTCAGCGCCGAACGCAGGCGGGCAGCCCTTCAAAGCGGCCGCGTAGCCGGGCAGGTCACCGGCGATCTCGCGTGCCTTGCTCCCCGGATATGAGAGCTGCAGGCCGCCGTTGCCGAACCCGTAGACGCCGCCGCCGAAACTGAACTGGTTACTGATCCCCTGCGACGGCAGCAGGTACTCGCTGATCCACTGGTCCGCGCCGTAACGCTGCTCAGCGAGACGCTGGCCGCGCGCACGGGCATTCACCCGGTCAAGGACGCCCACGAAATGGCCTCCCTCGACCGGTTACGACACTCCTGGACGACTATCACGCGCCGCTATCCAGCCCTCCGCGACCGCAGAGCCGCACCACGCCACCGCGAACCACGTCACCGTGAACGTCTTGAACGTCACCCACCCGAGCCCGAACAGCACAGCCGCGATCACAGTGAGTACGGCGCGGCCGGGACGTGCCTGTCGTGCCCGGGCATTGATCTGCTCGACCGGGATCCGGTCCAGCACGTCGGTCATGGTCGCGGACACGTTGTCTACCTCCAGCTGCCGAAGAACTGCCGCGGACCGGGCGCCGCAGCCCACGCCGCCAGCGTCACCGCGACAACAGGGGAAACGTCATGTGACAATTTCCGGCCCCAGGTCCGTCCCGCGTCACCCACATCACGCGTCACCGCGCCCGCGAGTGCCCGGGTCAGTTCCGGCTGCCCGAGATGCCGCAGCGACTTCGCATCCGTCACCGCATCGAAGAACTGGCCGAACGCCGCAACCACGTCACGTGACGACGGCTTGATGACCGGGATACCAGCCTGCTCGACAGCCGGGATCAGGCTCGACTCGTGCCCGGACGCATCGATGACGACCTGGCCGCCGTGCTGCCGGTACATCTCCGCCAGCCGGGCCGGGATCCATGACGTCCCCGGCCGGTAATCCGCCAGCTCGACATGCAGCAGCCCATCGCCGCGGTATCCGGCGACCCCGATCGCGCCGTGCCGGCCGTCCTTGCCGTCCACTGCGACCGCGAACGACGGAACCCCGGTGATCTGGCTGTCCTCGTCGGCCAGGTTCAGCCACGCATCAGCGGGGATCACCGACCAGCCTGCCAGGTCCGCCGGGTAAGTTCCTACGCCGAGCCGCTCGCGGGCGAACTCATCTGGCGCCAGCGCAGCCCGTTCCCGCTCGATGTATTCCGGCGAAATCCGGATCCCCAGGCCAGGGTTCGCCTGCGCCCAGCACAGCGGATCCCCCGGATCATAGTTGCCGGCGTCGACCGACCATTCGAAGAACGCCAGCGACGGATCATCGCCCCGCAGGCCGCGCTCACGGACCCGGCCAAGTTGCACCGACGTCGGCTTACCGGCTGTCGACGTGTACCAGATCTGCGGATTCGGCCGCGCCGACAACGTCGGCAAAAGCGCAGCCATCGCCGCATCGCCGAGTTCATACGCCTCGTCGAGGATCACCAGGTCTGCAGAGAACCCGCGGCCCGATCCGCCTGAACGGGCAATGAACCGCAGCCGCTTGCCGTTCTTCAGTTCGATCGACTCGGCGCCGCGCTGCAGATACACCTGACGGACACGCCGGCGGAACAGCGGATTAGCGTCAATCCGGCCCTGCACCCGCCGGAACGCCTCAGACGCCGTTTTGAACTCATGCGCCGAATGCAAGATCAGTTCAACATCGAAGTCATCCAGGAACAGCGCCGCCAGCTCGAGCGCCTCCAGGATCGCGCCCTTGCCGTTCTGCCGCGACACGATCACGGCCTTCTCGAACGCAGCCCATATCCCGTCAGCGCGGCGGCCCAGCCCCTTGCGGAGCGTCCACTGCTCCCAGTCATCCAGCACCAGCCCTGCAGCGGCGGCCAGGGCCACAACCCGGTCACCCTCCGACGCGACCGCCGCCGGAGCCGACCAGATCCGCGGCCGCTGGTTACCCTTCGGCGGCACCCCGGACGGCTCGGCGAGCATTGAGCTCATCAATCACGTCCCGTTCCGGCTTATCCGCTGCCACCGCGCGCAAATCGGCCAGGAGTCCCCGCAGCTGAGCTGCGGCGGCCGCTGCGGCGACTGCGCCTCGAGCCGTATCGATGTGCCGCGCCAGGCTCACAGCCAGCGCCGCCGACCCGTCACGCTGCACGCTCACCGACAGTGACCGAAACTCGGCCCGGACAGCCCGCTCAACCGGTCCGTAGCGGGGTTCAGCTTCAGCGTCACGTTTGCGCACGTCAGGCCCTAAGTAGAGTTCGGACACACACAAAGCGAGAC